AAATACACCGGATCTGTCATAATAGTGAGACTTATTAAACACAAAAAGTTATTTTCTTGTAATGCGGTTTCAATATATACTGCCTCTCTCTCTTCTGCTGCCCGATGAAAGTTCTTATTAGTGTGCCAATATCTTGTCCAAATATCGTCTGTTATGCTACGTCTATCATGTAGACTAAGGTGACGAGAATAATCTGTTTCAAATTCTATTTCATGTTCCACAGTAGCCATTATTTTTTTTAGTTTTGTAATTCTTTTCTCAACGCTTTTTACCATTTCTTTACTTTTTTTGTCATTAAATAATCTAAATAATCCCAAATTATTATTAGCTGTCTCAAGCCATAACTCAAAATTAAATTTAGCACTCATTATTATATTATTTATAATAATATAATAATATAATAATATAATATAAATAATATAATAATAATATAATATACTAATAATATAATATAAAAATTAACATTAACATTAACGTCCGCCTTTTAACAAAGCACCAAACGCGCTCCAATAAGGTAATATTATAGGTTTTTGTTTTAATACGTTTAATATAGTTTGCGACACGCACTTTTTATCTACAACAATTTGATACGTATAGTCTTCAAACCATGATTTTGACATATAATAATTTCCTTTAAAACCCTTTTCATCTCCCCAAGAATTTTCAACTAAAAATCCGTTTGTTTTTGAATTATCAAAATTGTAGCCTTTTATAACCACTGCATGAACTGGACCAGACTGCCTATAATTTAGCGCATCACATTTTTTCATATAATTGTCAAAACCAAAAACATCTTCATAGTCAAATCCTTCTTTATCTAAAAATCCGTGGTCATGTGAAGCATATTTTTTAATATCGACCCCCACCCATACACCTTCTTCATTATTAATTGATGTTTTAACGGCATCTATCATTATATTGCTAGGAACATTAATAAAATTTTGCTCACTAGCACCTAATATATTGAATGCCATTTCAACATTATATAATTTATAAAATGGAGTATATTTGCACGGATAATTTATTAAACATATTTTGTCTCGTGCTTTATATGGAACATGTTTTTTATAAAAGTCTAACGGACTTACATCGGCAATTTTTTGCGCTTTTAATGATTTATTGTTATCACTTGTTTCATAATATTCCCATGTTATTTTACTAGGCGGCTCACCCAAAAACAACACCAAAATTTTATAGCAATCAAATAACATTTCTTGCAATAAACGATCTTTATTTTTGGCAATTTCAGTTTTTGACATAGTTCTAATTTTATGGCCGCATTTTCGTAAAAAGTCATCATAAAATTGTTCTAATTCTTTGGAATTAGTGCTATGAAAATGATCATTCATATTTGATTTTGGTACTATGCCATATTTTTCAATTAAATTTACAAACACATTCCACTGACCACCATCATCTGTTAATCTGTCTAACATGTGTATTAATTTTACTAATTCTGTTTCGGTTTCTAATGTTTCTAAACTAGTGCTATAACTTTCTAAAATATAATTTAAATAATAATTCGCCTTTTCTAATTTATCATAAAAAAATAAGAAATTTTGCGAAAGCTCAAAGCTAGGCTCTAACTTATATTTTTTAATCATTTTATAGCGAATAATATTTAAAAACGCAAACAACCAGCATCTACCACTGTTTTTTTGATTTGTTATATTTGCATTTACGTCAATAACCTTGTTAAATACTTGTTTTTTATTTTGTATATAATCGCTTTTCAATATTAATTTCTTAAAATCGGACTTTGTATTTACATTTCTTAACACCTTGTTTGTTTTCTTTATATTGAATTTATGCGAAAAATGTGATAAATTTTTATGTGTTATATTATTAACCATAGCTATATAAAAAAATATATATATTAATATAACACTATATTAATATATTAAATAAACATTCTTTTAAATATTTAATAAAACAATATAAAGACAAAGTAACTATTTACAATCTTTTAAATATTTGTCAAATAATAAACTTTTAATTTCTTTACATTTTAATTCTTCAAGTTTTTTCTCAAATTTTTCAGGATCACTCCATTTTTCGCGTAATTTTGCCAATTCGTTATGCCACGACTGTAGTGTTACTCCGCGCTTCTTTTTAAATTCGCTCATATTTTCCAAGTCTAAAGCATATAACTGCAATAACGGTTTCATTATTTGATTACTAATGTAATGGCTATAGTCGAGTTGTAATCCATTAAGCTTAATAAAATCAGGTGTCTCTATTTTTTCACCTTGCAAAGCCTTTTTATTGCTATTCACTATATACGCATAATACATCCTATCTCCGCTAGACGGCTTATTTCCACTGTCACGTAGTCCAATACGCTCAGCTAATACCTTATGAGCAATTTGCTTAGGATTTTTGTAATAGCCACGCAAAGACTTAGTGACTAATAATTTTTCAATGGGATATTCACAACCTATTAATTTACCAAGACATTCATTCAAAAATTTAACGGATTTGCTAATACTTTTTTCGTTCATAATAATATTAACAATTCCTCCATATATATCTTTAACTAGCGGAGCATTGTCTCGCCGTTTTAATACAATACCCATATATTTCATTTTTCCTTTATCTGGATTGTCTTCATATAAAATACCCACATAACGCTTTTTAGATAACAAAATCCACGGATAAAAGGTCTTTTCATATTCTAAGTCGTGAGGCGCTTTTAGGAATTTACTTGCTAATTCGCCCGCCTGCTTTGCTAGCTCAATGGTATAAACTAGCGCTTCTTTATTTACAATTTTCTCAAGCGACTCATGATTACGCAAGTTGAATTTGAAGAATACCGAGTCGGTGTCACCATAAACACATTGCGCCTTCACTTTTACAGTTGTTCCATTGCTAAGCGTTACATTAATGTCGTCATAACATTCTTCAATAATTGAACGACCATAAAATAGTAATTTGCGCCCAATTGCTGTTGTAGAGGCAGCAACATCTGGTTCATAAAAAGCACTTGTTATTGCGCCCATTTGGCCATATAATGAATTAGCAGTTACTTTAATACTTAACTGTCGCTTATCCAAAATATTTTTCATAAATTCATCCTTTTCTAATGTTATGAGTTTACGCGTTGCTTTTCGGGCATAAAGCAGGTCTTCTAAGATTGCTGGCATAATTGCTTTTCCTTCGCTAAATTGCGCAAATCTACAAATTTTATAACCAATTACAACTTTCTTAGCGGCTGCTTTCGGGGTTAATCTAACATATTTGTAAGTATCATACTTGACATCAACATAATTATAACCCAAGTTATATAAGTTGTCATAAATAAAATCACCGTGGTCGTCTTTTTCACCTAACTCACCTATTAAATTATGCTCTAAATCATATTCTTTTGTCCATACTTTGCTATCGTGCGATAAATTTTCGGAAATAATAGACGAAGGATATAGCGAACTATAATCGACACACGCAACCGGTTCGTCTAAGTAAATACCTGTTTTAGGTTTGAAAACGTGAGCTCCTTCATACCCTCCGCCATTTTTCTGCTTTTTAACTACAGGCATAAGAGTGTTCTTTTCTCCGCATTTTTTAGAAACATAACTTTGCAATTTAATACCTTGTCCGCGCAATAATAAGAAACTTAGCGGAACATTGCACAAATTAGACATCTCTACTTTATCTGTAATGACGTCTACTTTTAATAATAGCCAAATAACATTGTCGCAATCTGCCAAACAATATTTTCCAACAGTCCATCTATCATAATCCGACCCATTAGCAAGAGCAAATATTTCGTGAGGTGTTACGTCGTCCTTTGCTAAACCCCATTTATATTTATAATTTGCTAAATCTAGTTCTTCAGCACTGTCAATTACAAACCATTGCTCTGTTTTGTTTAGTTCAATAATCTCGTATTTTTTGCCTTTTTTGTATAAATTGGAACTAAATCCTTGCTCGTCGAACTTAATATAACTACCTACAGCTATACCTGTTAAATTTTTAGTATTGATTTTAGTAGTGTTAGTTTCGCTATTAACTTCTATACTTGTTACGTTGTCACTAATAAAATAACTAGATGTAAAGTCTAATTTATTTGAACTTAATGTAAATTCTTTCCTGAAAACGACATACATATCAATAATAATGCGTCCTGCCATTTTAATAAATTTAAGATTGTATTCGCCACTTGCTAAAATGATCTTATTATTTTCAATGTCTTCACAACCTGTGCGCCAATCTTTTGAACAACATACTTCGTCTTTATTGCGCGATAATTTGAGGAATTCTTTTGCGCAATTTAATTCGAGCGACCGCTTATACATAAACTCAAAATCAAAACCTGTAATATTATAGCCTGTAATAATATGCGGATTATATTTTATTATTAGTTTTGTAAATGTTAATAATACGTCCTTCTCGGTTTGTCGCTCTAAAACAGTAACATTATTTTCTTGTGCCCAAGACACATATTTTTCAGGAATTTTACAACCTCCTTTTACAATAATTATTCGTTCATATGGCTGTTTTTCGGTATAGTTAATAAAACTCAGTCCAATAAACGTAATAATGTCACCTTCTAGCTCTGGAAACCCAGTATTTTTAAATGCTTCCGTTAGCTCATATAGTTTAGTATTATATTCACACGAGCTATCTTTAATTAATTCGATTAAAGTAGCGTTTTTTTTATTGTAAGCTTTTACTCTCTTTTTACGCTTAAATGCATTACTAACTTCGATCTCATTGTCTTCTGTATCTGCATCTGCGTCTGCGTCGTCGTCTTCTGCATCTGTGTCTTCCTCTTCCGACTCGCTTAGTTCTATAATAGTGTCATTTCCTGTCTTCTTCTTAAAGTTTGCGGGAATATAGTTTGCTAAATTATCAATTAAATTTTCAAAATTTAGCGCCGCCAAATTCTTTTCTTTTGGATAAACTTTTGCAATATAATTTAATTTATGATCGGTCAATTTATGATCGGTCAATTTATGATCGATCAATTCAAACGCACTTAAAACCTCTTGCCCTAACATACTAATATCATAATTAGCTCTAAATTCATCGCTGCAAGAATAATAATTTTCAAGGATGTTTGTAGCTAATTTTTTATAGTTCTTTATTGGAAGAGGAAAATCACCGTGACTGCTACTAGCTTCAATATCAAAACTACAAATAGCATACTTTACTGGAGTTTCTTTTTCTTTATATGAAACAATGTCTTCATAGTTTATACAATATTCGTAAGCACAATGGGTCGTTTTATTTGCTATTTTTTTAACTTTATGTGACGGCATTTTAATCCATCCACTTGGAACAATTTCTTTATTGTGGAAGAATTTTAATAATGGAGGAATATCTGCTTCATATAAATAGCAGTTTGTCGTTCCTTGCTCATCATTATATACAAAACCTTCGTCATTTAATGTTCTTTCAAATCCACTGTCTTTGCTTGTTGTATCAGTATAAAATAGTTTTTTCACTTTATTATATATAGCGGTGTTTATAAAGGAGATTTTTATAAAAGTATGCAGTTTTTTATTATCAAAACCATATAATTTTTGTCGCTTTACAAGCTTCAAGCTTACAATGCTGTCTTCATAATAAGTTCCAACTTTTTTTTTTAAATGAGCTAGAAACAAATTTTTGCGCTGTTCATTCCATTGTTCATTTACCAAAATGTAGAAAAATGGATAAAAGTTTTCAATATTAATTGAAGCTGTTTTATCTGATTCATTAATACCAAATGCTTGAATAATAAACTTCTTGCTGTCTTTATATGGATTAAATTGACCATTCATTAATTTGTTGTTTTGCAATTCGGATTTATTGTGCCCGTCGTAAACATTGTAATCATATAATCTGAAAGATTTATGCTTTTCAACATCAACATTATGCTTTTCCGCATCAACATTATGCTTTTCCATAGCCTACTTATTAATATGTGTATTAAATTAATTCTATATTTTTAAAATATACAATTAATTTCAATTTTTTAAATTAAGAACTTAAGAACTTAATAACTTAAGAATAACAGCATATTTTTAACCAAATAATCTAAAAGGTGTTATGACATGTCTAGTTGTAGATGTGTTTTGAGTTCCAGCTCTTAAATTATCTATACAATTTTGCGATAATCTATTTCTAGCACTGCTTCTTACAATATTAGCAAAATTCTCATTTTTAAGAGTATTATTTGGTGTTGTAGCATTATCTTTAGCCGAATAATGTTTAATCGAATTTATCTTATTTTTAACTTGAGCTTCATAATCATTACAAGTGTCACCGATCTGATATTGAGTAACAAAACCACGCCCATTAATAACATTATTATCATAAGGAACAATGGACAATAATTTTGGCACATTATTCATTCCTATTAAACCTTGTATCATTTTTCTTGATAAATTAGAACCGTTTTTTGCAGGAATAAATGTGCTATTTGTTGTGGATGTTCTAGCTCCAGGTAACAGAACAATTGCTTTTTCTAAAGTATCTATTCCTGTATCTCGTTTTATTTCAATATTATTATATGGATATAAAAAGCTAGGGTCTGTTTCGGTTGCTGGGTCATGATAGACAAAAATACAATCTACATTTTCGAAATCGCTCCCTATACTAAGAATAAATAAATTTACAACTTGCAAGCTATAAAAATTTATTCTACTATAAGAATTGTCGTAACTTTTAATTAAAGAATAATTAAAAGGGTAATTCTTATTTAAATTCAATACATTAGAATTGTCCTGTAAAAGTATATCTAATTTTGTTGTTGTTATAAAATAGTTTCCATAATTATAACGAACATCATAATTAACAATAGATGAATATAAATTGGTCTCTATAGTATTTACATTATTTAAGTTATAAATAGTATTATCATAATTTAGGTCTTTAAACTTAAATCGCAAAGCATTATTCATAACTTCATAGCTAGGACTAACAATAGCACTAAGATCTTTATTATTTATTGTTAATAAATTATTCACATTATTAATAAATGAATTATTTGTGTAATACTTGTTATTACTAGTCGTGTTATTAATATTAATATACGAAAAATCTATTATTTTTGAGAGATTTAAATCAAATTGTTTTTTGTTTTTATATTCAATATAATTGTATAAACTAACATTATAATTTATAGCATTGTTTATATTATTATTGTTGTAATTAGTGTTTTTATAATTAAAAGTGAAATCTAATAAATAAGGCTTGTTTTTACTCGCTATTATTGTATTATATTTAGTATTAGTTAGCAATAGCAATGATGCATTAATATTTTTAGAAAAAACTATTTTTGAAATATCAAAAGAGCTAGTGTTTTTGGTAAATATATGTATATTATTATATATGTCATATTGTGTTAAACCAGTGATTTGTTTACCTAATGACAAAAATAGTGTATTGCTTAGACGCGTAGAATTCTTATAATTTGGATTAGCAATGTAAAAATTAGAACATATGTCTAATGCTGTAACATTATTTAAATATATATTGTTTTTATCGAAAATAATATTGCTATTTGATTTTCTAGCGTTCAAAATATCAAAATTGTTTGTTTTTATCATAAATGTAGTAATAGTGCTTAAGCTATTATAAGCATCGTAATAATCATCATCATTTATTTTAATTAGCGCATTTGATGGATCATATAAATTAAAACTATAAGTATTTACATTTTTAAAATCTAATGTAAGTTTGTTATATGAATATATATTAGTATTTATTCCATAAGACAAGTCCAAATTTAATTTGCTAATACTTACATCGCTAGTTGTATTAATAAATAAACTTGAAAAGTCTGAAGCTACATAATTTATTAGTGATATATCAGTGCTAGTATTTGAAAATATTGGAGTACTTGAAAAATCTCTAATTTTAAATTTTGCAGTAGTAAAACTTATGTCACTATTTGCAGAGTTATCTTTGTATATGTAATCTTTTATACTTATGCTAAAATAGTCTTTATAGTTTGCTATATTATTAAAATAGTTATTAAAATAATAATTTAAATGATAATAAGTAGTGGTATTAATTAATTCTATGTTTTTAATCAAATAATTATTTAAATTGTCGCTAATGTCTTGATTTTTAACAAACACTATTTTACTGTTTAGGTTAGTTGAACTAAAATCGTGAATAAATTTAATATTGTTTTTTATATTGTTTTGTGTTATCAAACAACTATTACTAGTTATTAAATTATCAGCACCGTCATTACTTAGTTTTTGACTTAATATTATTCTATCCTTATACTTGGTGCCATATTGGCTTGTAAAAAAAGTATTAGTATCGTTATTAGAATCATAAGTTATAATATTTGACCTTATATATAAATTTGTCTGTGACCCTGTGTTTGATCTAGACAAAATAATATAATCATTTCTATCATTGGTTATAGTTACCATACTTATAATATAACTATAAATTTTATAAGTATAGATTTTAAATATTAACATTATTTAAAATGTTAATAATAAGATGTTAATAATAATAAGATGTTAATAATAATAATAGGATGTTTATGTTAATACATCTGTATCATTGAAATACCATTCTGATGATAAATAAGGAGGCTTGGATTTTTGAATATTACTACTTTTCTTGGTTTTAAGATTGGGTCCTTTTGATGTAATTGAATTAATTTCAAAGGTTCCAATAGAATAGTTGTAATATTTTAAGTCAGACATATTTCCTGCAAATCCCCCGTTATAATTAATATACAAATTATCGTAATTTTGTTTAACAATATTTGATAACTTGTGACGTTTTGTTAAACTACCATTTATATATATATCAACTATATTTTGAGAGGTTGATCTAATAATAATACCAACCCATTTTTTAATAGGTATAGCATCTACATATATGTCATCATAATATGCTTTTCCAACGCTATTATTATTATGATATACGTTCATTCTTACTAGCATACCCAATAATGGAAAGCGATCCATTAAGGCGTCTGAATGATTACGTTTGCCTTTATATAAATAGACGCCTGGAGAGTTATTTGGTCCAAATAATCCAGACCCACCTTCGCCTACTGAATTAGGTGGCGAACCTTTATTAAATACGTGCATATAATCGGAGTCGTCTTTATATTCTAAATTAGTAACATAAATCCAAAATGAATAAGTAAATTCAATACCTTCGTATTGATTGTTACTTCTTAAAAGCGGAATAGATGTTTTTGATCCTAATGCTTGAGTAATAGTTACTGCTTCAGTGGCGTCTTTCATACCTTTTATAATATATGGTGTTTGTGATGGAGATAACATAATAAATATAATTTTGCTTCCAATGTAAAATAAAGACGAAAAAATTATAATTATTGCTAATAAGAAAGTTAATCTTGATATCATAGTGTTAGATGTTAAGAAATCATTTAGTGCGCTCTTTTTATCGCTTTGATACGGAATTAATGAACTCATATTTTTTTTTAAATTGTCCAAAACTCCTTCTGGTGGATTCATATTATTACTATTATATAATAATAATAAAAATAAAGATAAAAATAAAGATAAAAATAAAGATAAAAATAAAGATAAAAATAAAGATAAAAATAAAAATAAAGATAAAAAAAAATATTAAAATGTAATTGTGCCTTTTTCTTTGTTATATTCGAGAAAGCTAATTTTTAATCTATATTTATTAAATATAGATGTTGCAAGTTTTGAATTAATACCTGCTTTATAAATTTTATAAGCATCTTGTGGATTAATAGAGTGGCCTTCATAGCGTATGCGTGTAATATATCCTTCAAAACCACTATTGGCAGTTGATCCGGCCAATTGCATGTTTCCTATATATATATTTTTTTTAGATTGATCTTCATTCTGGTTTTTATATAATCC